GTCGCCAATCAGCGGGTCGGCTTCACGGGCAGATTCTTTTGACATCATGCCGGTGCCCATGCGTTGACCGAGGCCAACAATCAGGTTGTTTACGTCAGAGCCGCTAGCTGAGTACGAAACGTAGTGGAAGTCTGTTTCCCAAATTTTGTTCGGGGTGTAATCAACTTTGCCGGATTGTGCTCGTCCCGGCATAAAGAACGATTTGGGTTGCGAACCGAAATACGCTTTCTCGATTGCGATAGCAACCTTGTCTTCTTCCAGCAGCGATGAAGCGAACAGGTCTTGTGCTTCTTGCACCCGGAAGTCGACCACTGCGGACAGCACGTTTTCGCCACGACGACCAGTACGAATGTTGGTGCCAGACTCGCCACCAAACTCTGCGGGGATAGCACCCTCCAAACGTTCCTGACGTTCGATGCGGTCAAGAGCTGTGTCAGTCTTGTAACCAGGGTTGACCTGCTGGATTTGTAGGTCGCCGCCTTTGATGATGCCGAGTTCGCCACGCTTGCCGTCAGCTAGCGCAATGATTTCTGGGTTTTCGCCTGGGCGGGCAACCAAATACTCGTCTGGGAAGATGCCTCGCTCGATGGCGATTTCTGTCAACGCTTGCAGACGGGCACGGGTATAGAACATTCCGAGCATGTCGTCGAACTGTCCTCGTGGGGTGTCGAGTGTGATGCGTTGCGGGATGACAACGAGTGGGCAGTCGGCACGGTTCGGGATGCGCTCCAGCTCGAGCACTTCCATTCCTGCGCGCTCAATGTAGTTGAGGTTGGGGTCGTCTTCTGCGCCCAACACACCGACAACAATTTCGTTGGCGCACACATACTCGAGCAACGTAAATTGGGTGTCTGGTTCGGGGCGACCGACACGCAGTCGGCCATCAACCTGCGGGCCGTAGTTGTGGATAAGCCATGAGTACGGTTTGTTGTACCTAAAGATTACGTTTTCTGGTACAGGGTTGTCTGGGTCTTCGTTCGGTGCAGCGTAGGTGTCGAGCGGGTTACGCAAATGCCACTTTGCTGTGTTGTGACGGAAATCTGGCTTGACGACAATTGGTGACATTGAGTAGCCGAGAAGGTGACGGGCTCGTCGCCGTAGCTTCATGTTCATACGGTTTTGGTCCCACATCGACAACATTGCTTTGTGTCGCAGCGAAGCGAGTTCTTTAGAACGCTGTGAACCTTCCTTCATTGGAGGAAAGTACGGATTCGGCATTGTTGACGCGACACGCATCGACATTTGATCTAAACCGACAGACAGCAAGTTGGCTACAGAAGCTTTAGCGTTCTGATCTAACTCGTTGAGCGGTACAATGACATCACCCTTAGCGAGTTCACGCACCTTCAACATTTGGTCGTGTACGGGGCCAAGTATGCGACGGCGATGATTGTACATCGCAACAATTTCTTCGATAGTCCTCACGAGCACTCCAAGATAGTTGACATTCCTGCCGTAAGGATACCATTATCCGCAGCAGTGGTGCTTCAAACCACAGTGTGGACATCTCCAACGGGTCGCGACCGGATCAAACTCTTTTCCACAGTTGTCGCACTCCATTACGAATTGACTAAAAACGACGGTCGCCACATGCGAGGAGGAAGTTTTGGTTCGGTCAACTTGGGTGCGTGCAGCAACATGAACCACAACGCCATCGCCAAGTCAGTGCCTTTCTTTTTGTCTCGAGTCCAAGTCTCGAGCTCTTGCACTAACGCTAACGTTTTCCAGTTGTTTGACATAGACGGCAGACGCAGCGAACCAGAACGCACAACGGGAGGTATTAGCGCCTCTAAACCAAGGTTTTGATCCATTTTGTTGCGGGACGTAGTGTGTGGGACAACGAGAACTTGTCGTAATGCCTGCCAGCGTCGCACAAAATCGTGTGCCAACAGGAAGCGTTGAGCAGCATTAATTTCGACGACAATGTGTGATACCGGGTAACCCATGTCTTCTGCACGGTCACACCAGTCGTCAAGAATCCCGGTATATCGGCCAGTGGACATATCGTAACCGAGCAGGTCTTCTGCTGTGAGTTTGGTGCGCTCGATGTCTACAACGTGATACAAACCAAGATCGGGCTGATGAATCGTCCAAATTACTCCCCAAAAGTTTGCTGGTGATGGGTCAACCGAAATGATTGATACCCACGGTGGTTTGAGTCCACGGGTAATGTTTCCTGGGAAACGGTCCCGGTCGATGCAGCCCGGATAGTCGACACCGTCGGATGCGATACCGCCGATAATTTGTGGTCGCTCGACAAGCTGATAATCCAAGTCGATGTCTTCTTGCTGGTACACGACCCGGAACTTTTGTGGCTGGTTGTAGCGAACAAACGACAGGTCTTTCCACGGTAAACGGATCGGGTCAAGCAACGGTCCTTCAGGCCATGCAAGTGCATCTTTGCGGCGTGACGGTTTACCGGTGTCAAGCTCTTCGTAATATGCCTTGTAGATCAGGTGATGGTATTTAGGAATTTTGACTGGGTCGACCATTGCGTCTTCTGCGGTAGCGTCCTCGCCGTCATCTTCTTCAATGTCGTCGTACGTCACTTTGTCAAGGCAGTGTTTGTACAGGTCGCCTGGGCCGAGCCGCTGCCCGATCACGTTGACAAGGCCACCAGGATCGCAACGTGCTTCTGCCATCGAGTCCCAGCGTTCCAGCAGACGGTCACGGGCGACAGATTCTTTAGCGTTTTCGGGTGACGCTACGTCGTCAAACAGGCACAAGTCGGCACGGTGACCGATGAACTCTGAATCGATACCGTATGCGGAAACTGTCGGTTCTTTGTTGTCCAGACCGCCCGGAATGTACTGTTCGACCACAAATTCTTCTGCGCGCCACAGCGAACCAGAAGCAAGAGGTTTGAAACGTCCGTAATCCTGCGCCAAACAACCCTCAGCGTCGACAGCTAACCCTTTTTTGACTTGTTCTGGGTCTACAACGAGTGCTGTTGGCCGCTCGAGAGTTTCACGGATACGTCGAGAGTACATTTTGGCAAGTGTTTGCGATATCGAGCCGATAAGGACTCGAATCGCACGATTTCGTACTATGCACCAGACTGCTACGTCGTGAAAAAGGGTAGATTTTCCTGCGCCCGGAGGACAGTTCAACACCAAAAACTCTTTCTCTTCGGACTCGAGGTGTTGCACGATCTTGTATGCGGCATCGACCTGCCACGGCGACGGCACGCGACCCAGATAAACACGCCGGAAGTAGTCGAAGTCGTCCCATCCACGTTTTGCTCGTTCGTTTAGACGCTCATAAGGGATGACTGGTGGGAGGTCACCTGCTTCATCGATGACAGCTCGTAGCTCTCGGCGTTCCCGACCAGAGTTAGCACCAGCTTTCTTGACATCAAGATCGGCAGCTGCCTGGTCAGCCTCAATTTTGCGTCGTTTCGCATCCCATTTCTGTCCAGTGTTGTAATGGATACCAGCAATCTTGCATGACTCCTTAATGGAGATACCTGCTGCGCGTGCCTGCCAGAATCGGGCTTTGTCTTCAGCGGGTACGTTACGTCTACCGGACTGGTCTGTTCCTGCCATCAGACACATGATACACGGGGAGCAGGCCCCGAGGGTGGGGAGGGCCCGCTCGACCCGCATATCCATTTGGGTGTGTACAGCGAAAGGTAAAAAGCTGTACGGTCACGATGATATCACTAAAACGGTGATAAGGTGCAAAGTGGGAACAAAAGAAAGGTAAAGCATGAGCGCAGAAGCGGTCGGCTACGTCTACAGGCATTCGCCGTACAACGGAGCCACATTCACCATCCACCTCGCAATCGCAGACACAGTGTCAGACCAAAACAACAACCAGTTCTGGATGGCAACCGACAACCTTGCAGCGAAAACACGGACCTCCAGACGCACAACACAAAAAGCGATAGACCAGCTATGCGACGACCTGTTCATCGTCGAAACACGGCCAGCGAACCAACACCAGCCAGCAACCTACAGATTCATGTTCCCGCCTGTGGATATCGTGTACGAAACACGGCCAGGGGTGCAATCTGTGCATCCAGGGGTGCAATCTACGACACCCAGGGGTGCAACCACTGCACCCAAACCCAATACAACCCAAGAACCCAAACTATTACGCTCACCTGACGGTGAAGCGTTCAAACAATGGTGGACCATCTACCCGAAGAAGGTCAACAAACAGCAAGCCATGAAAGCATGGAACCGGCACACCAAAATTGTTGACCCAGAACAAATCATCGAAGCAACCCGTAAACAGCTCGCCACACCAGAAACACCGCTCTCCAGAGACAACCAATACATCCCCTACCCGGCCTCCTGGCTCAACGCAGGCTCCTACGACAACGACCTACCCACACCAGCCACAGAACCAGCCCGCCAATACGACCAACCCACCCATCACTGCGACAGATGCGAAGGCACACGCCACATCATAAATACAGATGACAAAGGCCGCACATACGCACACCCATGCCCCGAATGCAGTGATACAATCTAGCCACCGGCCCACGCAGGCCGCTCAGGTCGTACACCACTTGCACGGTGCGGGACGCAACCCACGGAAACGTGGTCGATCTCTCATGCCCCCAAACGAACCCATAAGAACTCTCTGCGGGCAGGAAGACGAGAGAAGCACGAACCGGCGACGGCGAAAAACAATGCACTAAACGTGAAGCTCCACGACAACGAGCGGGAATCAGGAACAGCGGCACCCTGATGGGGGACATAAACCTCCATGCAACAACCCACCACCAAAACAGATACAACAAAACCACACATCCCCCACACAGATAATAAAGATATAAGGGGGTGGGTAGCCTCGGCATACCCCCGGTCGAGGATTCTGGCAGTAGGGCATGGGGGGGTGGATATTGCAGTAGCCGCCTGGGGGCGGCTTCCTCTTCTGAGTAAGACTGTTGGGCACCCGTACCCGGCTTGTAAAGGGAAGCCATCTAGAGGGGGATACCCCTACAAAGTTTCAGCTGAAGGAGCACAGCGAGTGGTTGCTGAAACACCTAGGCAGTAGAGATGCAGGGGGCGAGCGAACGAAGTGAGCGAGCGAAAAAAATCTGGTCGACTGCATAAACATTCCGTATGTATGCATAACCCGACGGTGATAGTGGCACACGTTCACAGCATCTGCACGGCGGGCGGGCGCACATCTCACGCCTTGTCGAAATTTGTTCTTGACTTTGTGCGGTGGGTGTGTGCAAAATATTTGTGTGGGTCGGCGTGGGGTCGGCTCCATTGTTGAAAGGTAATGATGAATATGAGTGAGGAATTCACACCTAACGTTTTCCATCTGGCGCAGTGCATCGGGGCTCTTCGCATTGAGGTTCGTACGGGGCTCAAGCATTCGAGAGGGTCTGTGCTTCAAATGGTGCGGGTTGCGTATGGCATCCGCAGTCGTTCGAAGGTTGACGCGCTCGCGGCTTTGGAGGCTCTCTATTTCGAGGTGACGGGCGAAGAGTTCGGTCGGCGTTCGGCGGTGTCGTCATGACGTTGCTACGGTCTATCGAAGTTCCCGAAACTTTGTTTTTCGAGTTGTGGGAAGATTACATGGAGCGTGTGGGGCGTGACGATTGTCAGGAGTTATTCGCTCGAGTTTGGGCGGTGCTCGGTTCGTCTGCCGCGGTTCTTTCTCTTCCGGTGCGACTTGTCGCGCTGGGGGAGGAACGGGGCACAGTCGAGGTGTCGGTGCGTGGCGATTTGGATGCGGGCACGTGGGTCGTGCCTCTGTGTGAT